AGACAGCAGATGGAAGATGAACTTCGAATGATAAAGGAGCATTTGGCCCTTAGTCAAGTTAAGCAATCAACACCTCAAAAGCAAAAAGATGAGTTTGAGGGTCTTGAAGATGGAGATGTCATGACAGTTGGAGAGTTTAAAAAGCTCTCAGGAAACATGGCAAATCAATTCAAGATGACGATTGAGGAGCTTAAGATGGCCCAAAAGCATCCTGACTATCAAGAAGTCATCACAAAATATTTACCCGATGTATTGAAACAAAACCCAGGTCTGCAAAGCACCTTACAAAAAACTCAGGATTATGAACTTGCCTATTTCTTGGCTAAAAATTCGGATAGTTACCGAAACGAGAAAAAGCAAAGTAAGAAGTCAGCTGACGCGCAACGCATAGTTGAGAATGCCAATAAGGCAGGAAGTTTATCGAGCATGGGCTCTACTTCGCCAATTTCTCAAGCTAAGAGATGGAAGGACATGTCCGATGATGAGTTTAAACAGGCTGTTAGTAGGCATTTGGGATAAATAAACTTAGGAGTCACTTATGACAATGACAACAACAGCAGTGTTGCCTCCAGCGGTTCGGGAATATTACGACAGGCTACTTTTGATGACAGCGTATCCTACGCTAATTCATGGAAAGTTCGCTCAGAGACGTATTCTTCCAGAAAAAAATGGGGACACCATTGTTTTTAGAAGATACTCCAAATTAGATACTGTACCTATTCCATTAGTGGATGGTAGAACTCCTCCAGGAGCTCCGCTTTCAGCTACAGATATCAAAGCAAGAGTATCATTTTATGGTAACTTTGTAACCATAACAAACCAAGTACAGCTTACCGTTGAGGACAGGGTTCTCAATGAATCTGCACGCCTATTGTCGCAGAACTTAGCACAAACTATGGACGAAGTAACTAGAGATGTGCTTGCTAGTACAAGCTCAGTTCTACAATGTTCTAATGGTATTAACGGTAACACACCTACAGAGCTTACAAAAGCTGATGTAGACGCTGCTGTTAAGACATTACTTGGAAACGACGCAGAAATGATCAGTGAAGTGGTAACTGGCACTAATGCCTATGCGACAAGCCCCGTTCGCCCAGCATTCTGGGGATATATGGACACTGATTTACTTGATGACTTAGAAGCATGCGCTAACTTTGTTAACTCAAGTAACTACGCGTCACAACAAACTGTTCTAGATGCAGAATGGGGATCTACAGGAAACGTTAGATGGTTATATACATCTGCTGGTTCTGTAAGTTCAGCTGCAACACCAGTCTACAACAATATAATTGTTGGAAAAGAGGCTTATGCCGTTGTTCATCTAAAATCAGAAACAGGAGATTTCTATGTAGAACCTCTTGGATCTGGTGGATCTGCTGACCCACTTCATCAAAGAGGATCAGTAGGCTGGCAACATCCTTTTGTTGCTCGTATCTTGAACGATGCATTCATGTTAAATCTAATGGCAACCCACAGTTAATAGGAGGACACTATGACACAGATGAAAGTTTGGACATGGACTAATCCTGCAGCTGCGGTTGTTAGGAATGAGTCTATAGGATTTACAGTAGATCAAATCACTGTAACTAACGTAAGTGATGGAAAACAGTATTACTGGGATTCATCTATGACAGATGGATATTACGTAACAGTTGACACTGGTGCAGTAACTACATCTAACGGATTTACACCATTATCTCAAAGTACAAGAGTAGGACCTACAATTTCTGGTTTCACAAATGCTAACCCAGGCGTGATAACAGTTGATGATGTAACTACATTTGGCTTTGCGGCTGGTGACACAATAAAAGTATCAGAATTAGCTGATGATGGAACAGGCGATGCTAGTTTAAACAACACATTCACCGTTGCTTCTGTTACTGCTACTACAATAACACTAGTTGAAGACACTTCAGTTACTGGATACAGCGTATATGTATCTGGTGGTGTCGTAACAAGAGTTAGCGATACTGATGGAACACCAATTGCTTTAGAAAACAAATCTATCCAAGGAATTACTCTTGGAACAGGAGTTGTTGGCGGAAATAACGACGTTATGACTGCAGTAGCTATTGGTTCTAACGTAGTATTGTAGTTTAAAAGCTACATGTTAAAAACATAAGGGTTGGGGACATAGTTTCCCCTCCCTTTTAATAACGCGAGGACAAAATGAGTCAATTAGAACATCAAAAAATAAAGGCAGAGGACCTTCAAAAGTTGCCTATCATTGGTAAGCAACCCGAGAACGAAAAGGAAGAAAAATTCCTTCGTGAAGTCTGTGAGTTTGAGTTCATGAACATTGAAGAACCAGGTCTTTCACATAGATTTCCATATGGAAACGCTAAGAAAAACCATAATTTTACGCTATTTCATGGAGGTAAATATAAGCTTCCAAGATTTATAGCACAATGGATTGAATCAAGAACTACTCCAATATGGGACTGGCGTCCTGATGGTGTAGGAGGAATGACAAAAAAACTAATAGGAAGAAATCCACGGTTTCAGATGAGACAGGTATACGGAGGATAAGATGAGTAATCTATGGACCTTATCAGAGATAAGACAGAAAGTTAGGCAAGTAACAGGCAGATTTAGCGTTGATGACTTATCTAATAGTCAGTTAGACGAGTATATAAATAAATATTATCTATATACCTTTCCAGCTGAAGTTAAGCTAGAACAAAAACATACATATTATGAGTTTCAGACAATAGCTAATCAAGCCACATATGATGTGCCAGACACAACATATACTAATTATGAGCCACCAGCTACTGTAAATAACTTATCAATGCTTTGGTACCAAGATAGAGCCAAATTTGAAGAAGAGAATCCTCTTCAGTATGCTTTTTCTACTCCTTGGACGGGTGACGGAGCCACTGTTACCTTTACAACTACCGTAACTGGATTTCCTATATACCCGTCTACTTTAACTATATCTGATAATACCGAGAGTTTTGAAGATACAACAACTACATATACTACCGCTGATATAAATATAACTGGATCTGATGGAGGAACAGCAACTATTAACTATAGCACAGGAGCTGTTTCAGTCACATTTAATGCAGCACCTGCAGATGGACAAGATATTTACTTAAACTATGTAATATTTCAACCTAAAAGACCTGAAGCTATCTTATACTTTAACAATCAATTTCAGCTTTACCCAGTTCCTGATCAAACATACATTATCAAAATGTCTGCATATAAGATTGTAACTGCACTTACAAATGCAACAGATACACCAGATTTAAACGAATGGGGACCATGTATAGCTTATGGAGCAGCAAGAGATATCTTTTCTGATTATGGAGAGAATGACGCTTATGCTGAGACTACAGTTCTTTATAAGGAACAAGTTAGATATATATTAACAAGGACAGAGCAAGATTTATTAAACACAAGGGCAATGCCTAACTTTTAAAAGGAGTAAATTATGAGCTGGGACAAGACCCAACCTACAGATACTACAAAGCTAAGGAATTTAGGGACTGTTATTAGACCTAATTGGGATGCTATAGAAACAGCTGATTCTACATTTATTCCTGAAGCTTTAAATTTAACAGATAGAACAGCAGCAGGTTTAGCTGTAGATCCAACGGCAATAGCAGATGCTATGATAACTTATTCAAAGCAAGACGCTAGTGGAAATCCACAATTATATGCAATTGATCCATCATCAGTTATTACAAAATTAACAGGAGGTAGTTTAACTGCAGCATCTCCTGGTAAATTAGTTCTACCAAATGGGCTTACCTTTATATGGGGAACTGGTACAGCGACAACTTCCTTTGTAACAAAGAACTTCGATTTAAGCGGATTTGCAAATAATTGCTTCCATATATCAGGATCAGCTAACGGAAATACAAATGCTATAGGTTTTACTATCTCTAGTAAAACTCAATATACAGTTAAGCATAATGGATCTGGATCACAATCATACTTTTACTTTGCAATAGGTAACTAAGGGGTAAAAATGAGCTTAAAACCACTACTTATAGCACCATTTAAAACTGGTCTTGATACAGATTTAGAACCATGGATGGCACCAGTAGATTCGTTTAGAGAACTGGATAACATTCATATTAAACATGGTTTCCTTCAAAAAAGAGAGGGTTATAGACCATTTGGTGCTTTAGTTCCAATGGGAGCTACAGTGAATATAAGCGCAATAACTCAAGCAAATCCAGGAAAAATAACAAGCGCAGCTCCTCATGGATATTCTACAGGTGACAAGGTTTACTTGACAGGTATAGGAGGAATGACATCTCTTAATAATAAAATATTTACTATAATAGTAACAAGTGCAACAGAATTTACTATAGGAATTGATACTACATCTTTGACAGCATATACACTTGGTGGGACATCAGCAGTAACTGATTCTTCTACAGATAGAGTAATGGGAATAATTAGATATATTGAGTCATCAGGAGCTAAAACAACACTAGCATTTAACACTAATAGAGCATATCGATTTGATACTGCTTCTAGTACGTTTGTTCAACTAGATGCAGCTAATATAGCTAGTGGAGGAGAATATGATTATGTTTGGTCGGCTAATTGGCAATCTGGTGGAGGTACTAATAGACTTTATTTTACAAATGGCAAAGCAGGAACACCTGCAGCTGCTCCTACAGTTGATGGGATTAGGTATTATGATGGGGCCACAAGTACTACTCAAACATATACTTTTAATCCTACAATAAGAACAGGAGTATTATTAGTTGGAAGTAAACTTATATTTTCATTAGGACAAAGGTTAATAGTTTTAAATACATACGAATATGACGGACTTGCTACAAATAACTATCCTCAAAGAGCTAGATGGTGTGCTAAACAGAATCCAGCTAATTGGGATGACGTAACTGCTGGCGGTGGTGGTTATACAGACGCTGCAACTGGAGATCAGATTATATCAGCAAGAATAGTACAAAATCAGATTATAGTCTTCTTTACTAATTCAGTTTGGACTCTTACGCCAACATCTGATCCAAATAGAGCTTTTAAATGGCAAAAAATTAACTCATTTAGAGCTTGTGATGGTAAAATGGCTTCTATTGGATATGACAGATATGCAGTTGCTCTTGGAGTAAGAGGAATAACAGCTACTGATGGAGTAGAAACTAGAAGAATTGATGATAGAATCTCTGATTTTACTACAAATGATATAAATGTTGATGAGTTTCAAAAGGTTTTTTGTGAAAGAAGTTATGCTGAAAAGCGTTGGTGGAGCTTATATAACACATTAGAGACTACTGATAACGAAAATAATAGTGCTCTAATCTTAGATGATGATTCATCTGCCTTTTCGACGTATACAATAGACTTAAACTGTCTTGGATATGGTAATTTCTCTGAAGATTTTGGATTAGATGATTTCGATGTTGATAAAGACCTAGATTTAGCATTAGATGACTTTGGTGATGAGGACTTATTCTCCTATTTTTGGCAAGACAATCAAGAAACATTACTTGGTGGAGACTTATATGGCAACGTGTATGTTTTGGAAACCGATGGCGATGACGATGGGACTAGTATTACTAGTAGCTTTATTACAAATGATTGGAATCCTTATAAAGATGAAGGATTAGAGTCACAATTAAGTTATATAGATATATATGTAGATACAAATATAAGTACTAAAGGAACACTTAGCTTTTATAAAGATACAGAAGTTTCCCCTTATATAACAAAAAGCTTAGATTTCTTACCAAATCTTCATTTTGTAGCGCGAATTATTGGAGCAACACAAACAAATCCAGTAAGTGTAAATGCGCCAGAACATGGGTTAACAACAGGTGATACAATATATATCTACGGTGTTAATGGAATGACTGATATTAATAGTGGAGAAGCTGGAATATCATACACAATAACAGTAGTAGATAACGATAACTTCACATTAGATGGTATAAATGGGACTACATTCTCGGCTTATATAGGTGGTGGTGGTGTTTACTTAAAGAAATTCTATAAGACAAAGACATGGAAACGTATATACGGTGGCGGTATCGGATTTCAACATAGAATTAAGTTCGAATCAGAAGGAACCGACAAACAATTTAGAATTCATGCTCTAAAACCTTATTTTAAGAAAAGGGGTACTAGAAATGTTAATTAATACAATTAATACATTTACCAAGTTGCTTTTTTCTAAATTGAGCAAAACTCTTATTAAAAAGGAGCATTAACTAATGAGTTTACCATCAAATATAACACTACCTTTACGAGGAGATTACGGAACTGATGAGGGGATAGATAGATATTTAAGAGACTTAGTATTTGAACTACAAGGAATGTACGAAAATCTTACAGACAATATTAATGGATTCATACGAAATAGCGCTGATATCGACCAGTCACAATGGCTTCCTACTTTAAACGGTACTGTAGCAGGGACCTTCACTTATACCCAGCAAGTTGGATGGTCAATTAGACAAGGTATATATACAGAGATATTTGCAGATATCTCATGGAGTGCAACAACCGCAGCTGGAAATTTATATATAGAACTTCCATATAGAGTAACTATCTCTAATGGAATGCCTTTTGTAGGCACAGTGCAACCTTCAAGTGTAGCATTTGCAGGAAGTAATTTAGTTATAAACGCAATACCTAATAC